ATTGGTATGTATGTAAGATGGAGTGACAGTGAAATCTTTTCTTATAAAAATTTAAATTATAACAGATTAAAATCAAATGGTGACTCGCGAACATTCAAATGGTTTAATACAGATAGAAAAAAAGAATTAAAATTTAAAAAAGCAAATGATTTCAACAAAGCGATGAAACTAGACGGTTCATTAACTTTTACCGAACAAAACGGAACGGTATATACTGATTTCGATGCGTACGAAATGATTTGGAATACTATAAATTCAAAAAGATTAGACAGTGAAGGATGGCAAATTAACGGCTATAGTTCGTTTGTTCAAAATATTAAAAACAAGCCTAGACAATTTTATGTATCATATGCTGAAAAACGTGTTCCTGAATATATAAAAAATAAAACGCAATTTAAGTAAATTGTGTGGGATAAGTCCAACGACTCTGATAACATTATATGGAACAGACACTATCAATCTGGTGAAGATTCGTTATTAAATAGTAGTGAGGGTACAATATTTGATTTTGAAAATAATGAAAATACCAACAGTTTCAGAGACCCTGCAATATCAATGAAGAGTAGAAAAAAGTGACTATAGCAAAAATTACAGATCAAATTAATTTACTTATGGCTGAATCATTATATAACAAGTTAAAGATTGCGACCAACGATGAAACCTTTTATGCTGCCGCGGCATTTAGTGATTCTGAAGATTATAGAAATTATTCTTTAAGCTCGATTGACACATCTGAGTTTAGAGGAGGTGCTGATTCAGAATTTGCACCCGATGATTCATCGTTTTATTCTCAAAATACATTAACATTACATAGAATATTACCTGGTGGTGTAACTAGAGCTGTTATCAGAATCGATTGGATTAAAGGAAGAATTTATAATGCTTGGCCTGCATCAACTAAATTTTATGTAATGGTAAAAGAGTTTGTTTCAGGTGTAGGTAGATTGAATGTATACAAATGTTTATTTTCTCCTAACAACCCATCTTTAAATGCTCCGACTGGCACATCGGCAAGTCCTGTTACTATGTCTGATGGCTATATTTGGCAATTTTTGTATTCAATTTCAAATTCTGAATCAATTAGATTTGTTAATAACAATTATATTCCTGTACCTGAAAAAATTACAACAGAAGAAGCTTTGACGCTTGTTCCAGGAACTACAAGATATCTCCAATATGCCGTTCAAGAAAATTCTGAATTAGGTTCAGTGTATGGATTTAGTTATGATAGTGATACACTTTTAGCTTCAAGAGATAGTGATTGGAGTTTAGGTAATACTGTTAAAGTAAGAATAGTAGATTCAAGAAACGACAGTGATTTAATATTAAGACATTATGACGGAAGAATTAGTTACGATTCAGAAAATAATAAATTTATTCCTCAAATGATCCAAAGCGGCGAAGGATATCAAGGCGTTCTTACTGTTGTTGATCAAGACGGAAAAAAAATACCTGGTATTACTGCGCGTATTGCTGGAGGTTTAGGTCATGGTTCTGACGCAGCTTCTGATCTAAACGCTACTAATATTATGATGGTTTCAAGAAACATTCCCCAAGATGATTTTGAGGACTTGGCTCAGGGCAAATATCATATGGTAAACTTGATTAGAAACCCTATCGATAACAATACTTCAAAAGTTGCTGCACAAGATTTTTATGTGGCTTGTAAAAGTTTCGTTACAGACGACGTTACTAACTTTACACTTGGAGAAGTTATTAAACCATACCCTGTAGATGATGGTAGGAGAGCTAGAGTTGTTGCAACTTCATATGACAAAGTTTATTACATCAATCACATAAACGAAAAAGAAAAAGATGTATTTGTTGATAGCGAACAAGTCGTGTTAGAAGATGGTATAAACAAAATTCATACTATTAAAAAAACTGTAGATAGACAAGTTGTGTTTAATTCAGGAGAGATTATTCTATCTGATTGGAAACCTACATTGGTTAGCAGATCAAAAGATCAAATCGAATCAATGAATTTTGTACTCGGTTTTTGATATAAATAATTAAAATAAACGGTGAACAATGGCTAATATTGACTTAAACATATCCCCCTACTTTGACGATTTCGATCCAACAAAGGATTATCTCAAAGTATTATATCGTCCTGGTTTTCCTCTTCAAGCAAGAGAACTTACTACGCTGCAATCTTTTATGCAAAACCAAGTTCAAAAATTTGGTAATCATATATTCAAAGATGGGTCAAGAGTTTCAGAAGGCAATGTTACAATCAACAAAACCGTTTATAGGTTATTTTTATCAGGATCGGGCAACGCAAGTTTTCCGATTGCCAATTCAAGAGTAGGTAGTATTCTTGCAACGTCTGGTAATCTCGAAAACAAAATTATTACTAACTCTGATGGATCTGTAAAGGCAAGAGTTGTTAGACAGCCAACAGGAAATGTTGGTACAAGTAATGTTGGTAATTTGTATTTTCAATATATCACTGCTAAACAGTTTGCTTCAACTGGTGATTTTATATACGCTACTATAGCCAATAACCCTGGTACTGTTACAACTGAATTAGTTAACACATTTAGTTCTGTAAGTCCTGCTTGCTTAGGCGAGATTACAGATGGTGTATATTACGTAAATGGTTTCTTCACTCGTGTACCAGCTCAAACAGTAGTAATCAGTAATTCTACTCAAACACCTTCAGTTAAATTAGGTTTCAATGCTGAGCAATCAATTGTTACTCAGAACAATGATTCGGGTCTTTATGACAACGCAAGAGGCTCAACAAATGAAGGTGCACCTGGTGCTCACAGATTAAAACAAACTTTAACATTTCTAACTAAAGATATCAATGCAGCAGAAGACGAAAACTTCTATAGAGTAATGACTATAGAAAATGGTACTGTTGTTGAAAACATAAAAGGTAATCCTCAGTATTCAGATATAGGCAACACCTTAGCAAGAAGAACTTTTGACGAATCTGGAAATTATGCTTTAAAGCCTTTTCCTATTGCTATATCAGATGCTGACTCAGAAACATATAGTGTTAGAATTGGTAAATCAAAAGGTTACGTTAAAGGTTTTGAAGTAGAATTAATTTCTCCAAAAACTTTAATATTTGACAAAAATACTGACTTTACTAGAGCAAATGGATTTGCTGTACCTTTTAATAAGATTAGTAATTTTTTAGTTACATCAAGTTCTGGTACATTACCGGGTCAAACAGGTAGCGACCCCTACACATATTCAAATAGATTGTTATTGAAAGATTCTGATGGTGATGCTATAGGTGTCGCAAGAGCATATGGTTTTTATTCTAATAGCATTTATGTTTATGATGTTAAAATGTTCCAAGTTATTACCACTAATTCTTCTATTAGCGTTAGTGATGGTAATGATATTAAAGTTGGTAGAAACGTTGGTTATATCTACAACGCAGACGGTCAGGCAGGTATTGGAGGCAATTCCAATACACTTATAAATTGGTCAGGTAGAATGGCGATAGCACAAGATGTATCGTCTACAGTTGCTAATGTTTCAAATGTTCAAATTAGTAATTCTCAAATATTTGAACTCAATGAGGTTAGATCAATAACAGGAGCTGGTGGATTTTCGTGTACAGTTGCTGCTGATAGTTTGTTGAATCCTATACCAGAATTGATTACAACTCTACAATCTGAAATCAAAACACTAAGAGGTGCAGCTACTGTATTCGATAATGATTTTACTATTGTTGAAGATACAGGATTATCGACAGGTGATATGAATGGTTATTGGAATGAATCAAGAGTTGATGATCAAGAAGAAATAGAAAAAAATATTAATTTCCGTTATTTGAAAATTAAAAACACAGGGTCAGCAGCTAGAACAGGTGTTAACTTTGGTTGGTCAGCTCAAGATCAACAAATATCTTTAGCCTATCCAGACGTGTTTAAAGTTTATGGAATTAATGAAAGTTCTAGTTCAAGTTTTGGTGATGGACAGTTTAGTAGAATTGAAATCAATACAACAGGTTTAGTACCAACAGGTTCAATTGTCATTGGTCAAACATCTGGTACAGAAGCTGTTGTAGCTCTTCAAAACTCCTCAGTTACTGGCGCTGGTGATATTTCTACAACACCAGGTTATCATAGCTATCTTACTGGTACTGGTTCGACAACCACATTAGAAGTTATCTACCAGAAGAACAATGCATTTACTGCTAACGAAACTTTAAAAGTTATTGCACCAGCTGGTATCTCACCCTACACAAGCCCTATTACCTACACTAGCGCAACAAATGCTAAAGGCAAAGATCTTTCAGCATTATATGATTTAGACAACGGTCAGCGTAGTGAATATTACGATGTAGGTAGGTTGGTTAGAAAACCAAACAAAACCGCTCCTCCAGTAGGTGACATAATTGTATTCTATTCATACTTTACGGCTTCGCCAATTAATAACTTTTTCTACAGTACAGATAGTTATAGAAAGCTTGATTACTTTAAGGACGATGTAAGGTTCCACAGTGAGCCAAAATCTATTGGTACAAAACAAGATAATACAGGTAGAGATTTAAGAAACTCAATTGATTTTAGACTGAGAGTAGAAGATATAACTACTGACATTCTTGAATCACCTTTGAGTTTCAAAAACAGAAACTATTATAAACAACCTAGAATTAAACCAGATACTGTGTTCACAACTGATTTTGATGAGTATCAAGGTAACATTACATCTATATCAATCGATAAAGATAATAACATTATTACTAAAAAAGGTCAACCATCTTTATACAATCCTAAGAAGCCTGAAGAAGTAAAAGATGCTATGACACTTTACTATTTGAGTATTCCAGGAGGAATAAGATATCCTGAATTAGAAATTAATGTTGAAGTTGTAGACAATAAACGATACACTATGAGAGATATCGGTAGAATTGAGGATAGAGTTAATAGACTCGAAACTGCTGTAGCTCTTACACTATTGGAATCACAGGCCTTACATGATAACATTCTCGAAAGAGCAAAATCTGGATTTGTTGTAGATGATTTTTCTTTAGCTGAAAATAATCCAAACAGTTCAGCTGATGTCAATCATCCTGAATATAATGCATCCATTGATGTTATTAGTAATGTTCTTATTCCAGGTCAAACTGATGGCGTTCCAATTAAGATGGAAGTAGCTTCTAAAAATAACATTGACGATTATTATTACGATAACGCTAATATTATTATCAAAAAATACAATGAAGAAATTCTTGTTCAACAGTCTTCAGCTACTCGTTGTCATAGAATCAATCCATTTGCTACATGGATTTATACTGGTACTTTGAAACTTACTCCTTTTGAACATCATTGGAGAACAAGAGTTAATAATTATTTTACAAATCAGTTTGGAACTATAAGACCATTTTCTGGTGATTCAGATCAATTTAGTCAATTCTTAAATATCACAACTGCGTCTCCGGGTGGTTCTTCTACTTCTAGATTAGAATGGTTTGGTAATCCTACTACTACGTCAGTATCAGCGGCATTATGGGGTGGTGCGGATCGCGACGGCGCTTGGATGAGTAATCAGATAAGAACCACAACCACAGTAAGACAAAGCCAGAGAAGAGTAACAACTACATCATTTGGTGCACCAAGAGTTATTGCTGGTACAAAGCCAACAAGCACACAAACTGGTACAGAAATAATTCAAAATTTACAAGACTACTGGATGGAAAACCCTGCTGGTGGTATTAGTTACAAAGGTGAAAACCTTAGACCTAATACTGAGCATGAGCTGTTTATGGGTTCAAAATTAATTAATCCAAGTGTTACATCTCTTTCTGATGGAACTGTTTCTGGTAATTTCAATGTACCTTATCAGACGTTCAGGGCTGGCGAAGAAAAAGTAATTGTTAAAGACAAAACACTTGGTGGTAGAGCATCTAACGCCTCTGCAATATTCAAGTCTGTAGGGCATAGAGATTTTTATGATATTATTGCGGATGTCGATTCAAAAAGAATCACAACAACTAATTTAGGTACTAGAATACGAAGTACGAGTACAAGTACTGTAACACTTTCGCCACCTGATAATGGCGGCGGCGGCGGTGGTGGTAATGATGACCGCGGCGGTGATGGCAATGGTGATCCTATCGCACAGTTGTTTAAGTTACCTACTAAAGGAAACCCAACTGTAGCAGAAATATTATCTGGTACTGAACTAAAAACCGAACCTGTTGCTGTAGTTACATCAATTGATATTTGGTTATGTTTTGTAGATGTCAGACCTGTCATGGATAAAATTAGTATTGATATCAGAGAGACTGTTAATGGATATCCAGGCGGACCCAGTAACATTATTGGTGATACAGGTTGGGTAACTGTAAACAAAACTATGGAAGTTCAAACACCAACTGCTACAAATCACACCAACTTTAGATTTAAAGAACCTGTCTATCTTAAAGGTGATACAGAGTATTCAATTGTTATTAAATCTCCATCAGATGCTACAGAAGTGTTTATTGCACAAATTGGTGATAAGCTTTTAGATGGTTCTGGTACACATGATCAGCAACCTAATGTTGGCGGTTATTTTGGTTCGTTCTTTGTATCACAAAATAATACAACATGGTCAGCTGAACAAAACATTGATATGACATTTAGACTGAAAAGAGCTAATTTTGATACTAATTCTACAGGTATTATTCCTACATCAACAGTGACATTGAAAAACGAAATATCTAATTTAAAATCATACAAAGCAGATATCGGAGCCTTTAACAGAGGTCTTGCAATTGAAACATTTGAGAATTCTAACTATGTAAGAATTAATCATCCTAATCACGGTATGCATTTTAACGGTGCTCAAGTAACTCTTATGGGATTTGATAAGTTTGGTACACCAAATAACTTTAATGGTATTTCTGATTCGGAATTAAACGGAACACACAATGTTTTGTTTGCTACGTTAGATTCATACTTCATTAAAACAACTACCAAAGCAACCTCAACAGGCACACCTCCTGTACCAATCTTTGATACATTTGCAACTCAACCAATTGTTTATGATAGCATAATTACTAATATACCATTTAATAAAGGTCAAGAAAATGACACTGTTGGTATGTTTATCACAGCTAGTAAAACAAATTCATTAAGCCTAGCCGTTGATTCAAACAAAATTAAAAATAATGTATTAGCTAATATTACACCAGGTGTTGAAGCGCCTATTGATGTTAACGAATATACTGAGTTAGAAGAACCTCATATTGTGAGGAATCTATTAAATTCAACAAGTAATGATATGACTTTTAGAATTGTTATGGATAGTGGTTCGAAATATAGTTCTCCAGTATTTAGAATGACCGATGCACTTAACCCTGTAGTCTATAGAAACATTACTGGTAATTTATTAAACGATTCTGATATCGAAGCTTTAACAACTACCACTATAAGTGGTAGTAGTACAGACGCTACAATACAAGAATATACTTCAAGATTATCAGCATTGAAATCAGAAGAAGAATTTTCTGCATATGTAACAAAACAAATTGATCTTGAAATTCCAGCAGACGGGTTTACTATCAAATTTGACGCTGATATGGAACCTTCTTCAAAATTAGAATTTTCATACAAAGCTAGACAGAGAGGGGATCTAACTCCTTTTGATCAACTAGCATGGGAAGACTTTAAAGCAAATCAATTTATTACTGAAGCTAATAATGGTCCTTTTACTTCTGATACTGATTTTAAAGAATATACAAGTACTGCTACAGTTCCTTATGAATTTACATCATTTAAAATTAGAATTCGTATGATTACAAATAACGAAGCTCAAATACCACGTATTAAAGATCTTAGAATTATTGCGGATATTTAAATGAAAGTACAAGGTCACAGTGATTTAATAAAAAGAAACGGGGCTGTTATTAACACTAATCAAAAAGTGTATGAAGCTGCTAAGAAAAGAAAGGCAGATAAAGACAGACTGGATAATTTAGAAAATAAAATAAATAGAATAGAAAGTTTATTAGAAAAATTGGTAGAAAACAATGGCTAGATATGCATCGCTTAATAGAAGATTGGATTATCATTTGTACCCTAAGGGTAGATCTGCCACCGAACCAACATTGATCCCGAATGTAAAGGATTCTGATGGAAACATTATTCAATATACTAGCAATCTGCGACGTACTTCCGAATCCACCGTGGTTGATATTGGCACTTCTCCTAATGCTAATGATGGTGATCCTTTACGTACTGCGTTTATCAAGATCAATAATTTTATTGAGGCAGACTATATTACAAATGAAATTATTGATCAAGAGCTTAACAGATTAGAACTTCTAGGACCTTTTTTAGGTGTTCTAGATTATGTAAATTTACCTCTTGATCTTATCAGCGATCAAAACATCGCTATTGTAAAAACAACCTTAACAACAAATGGTTATACGTCGTGGAGAATAACATATCCCAACATTTCAGATGTTGGTATGGAATTAACTGAAGGTGAATTGATTCTTCCTAGAGGTTCAATAGTACAATATAATAAATCAACCAATAAGTATACTGTTGTTTATCAAAATTCTGGTGACGATCATTTGTATGACTTTAAAACATCACTTGCCCGATACAAGGATGGTAATGCTAATGCTGATTTAACCGTTGCACAACAACAAGCTCTTTACAACGAGTTTATCAAAACTGAAGCTGGTACAAATATTAACATGGATATAAAGGCAAGAAATGTTAATGATGCAATCACAGAAGCGCACTTACGTTTTAGTCAAAGAGGGTTTGATTCAGGGTATTATGGCTAATGGCAATTATAAACAAATACTCAGGATTTACTCTAGCGTCAACAACAGACTATAATAATGCTGACAACGACTCCGATTTCGGAACTAACCTCAATAGATCAATCCAAAAAGTCAACCAAGATTATTCCATCGCCGGCGGAATTACAAATACTTATATTGATGGTTACATTAACCAATTCGGTGCCTCTTCTAGATTTTCGACAAACGAACAAAGAGTAATTCAGAACATGATAAGAGAGTCAATTAACGTTAACGGTATCACCGTACGTTATATGCCTCGCTCTTCACCATACACAGATGAAGTATGGAACGAAAGACCAGAAAGTAGGTTTCATAGAGGTCTACAGATGGACATGTTGCTTGTTGCAGCTGCTGGTTTCGAAGGCGAAGGAGATGTAATGACTACATACGGAATTGAGTTCCGTGAAGAGGTCATTCTTTCAGTAGCTATTCCTAGATTCGAAGAACTGTATGGCAATTTCGATTCTGATCTTAAAACTGGTAATGCGCAGCAAATTTTAGATGCCGAAGCTTTTAAAAGAACCAGACCTTTAGAGGGTGATTTGATTGTTATTCCTTTTGGTAGATCTGCTCAAAACAGAGAACAGTATGTACCAAAAGTATTTGAAATTCTAAGAGTTACAACTTATCACGACGGGGCGTTTTTCCAAATAGGAGATAACTATCAATATAAATTAAGATGTAGATTGTTTGAACTTAGTGGTGAAGATTTAGAATTCAATCCTACTGTTGTGAAATACAACAAAGACGGGACACAATCAAACCTTATTGACTCTGATACTGGTCCTATTGCTAGAGCTAAAACAGGTATTGAACTCACAGATTCGGAAACAAGAAACTTGAATATTACTGATGATAGCGAAGACCATTTTGATACATGGGCTGATAATAAAGCTATAGAAGAAAGATCACAAAAAGAAACAAGATATGATAATCAAGGACAACCTTTGAATGAAAAGGCTGATGTAATCAAAAAAGATTATACAGCCGAGGCGTTTGGATACGCTGGAATTATTAATAGTTTAGATGATATTTAATGATAGGTCAACACTTTTACAACGAGACAATAAAACAAGCCGTCGCCGTTTTTGGTAGTCTCTTTAATAATATTGTTATTAAAAGAAGAGATGGCAAGTTTCTTCCTGTACCTATTTCCTACGGTCCAAGAGTAAAATGGTTAGAAGCACAAAAACAATTCAAGCGTGAAGAAGAAATGTTTGAAAAACTTCTTCCAAGACTTTCGTATGAAATTGTTGCTATGATGTATGATCCTGATAGGAAAATAACTAACAAACAAACAATGGTTAGAACTCCTGACACATTAGGTTTACCAAGACAAAAAGTACATGTACCAACACCATATAATTTAGATTTTACATTATATATCACAACAAAAAATCTTAACGATGGTTGGCAAATCATTGAACAAATACTTCCTTTTTTTACACCTGCTTACACAGTTAGAGTAAGAAACTTTCCAGTGGATAACGATTCAGATACACCAATTCCAACAAACGCATATGATATGCCGTTTACGCTTATGGCCACAACATGGGCTGATGATTGGACTGGAGACGTTGGTGATAGAAGACTTGTTGAATGGACGCTCGAATTCCAAGCTAAGATATATATGTTTGGTCCTGCTGTAACAACAAATGTGATATTTGATTCAAGAGCAATAACTTCGATTCCACCAAAAGGTGTAGATCTATCAGCATTAAATAGATCATCACAACAGGAAGGATCTGAAATTGGTTGGGTTAATTTAACAAGCCCTGATTCAGACGCTACATTAGATAGTGATTCAGTGATCCATCCAACGGTTTTAAATCTTTCTGATTCAGATGGAAACATAACTAAAATTGTAAGAGATTTTGATTTAATATAGGGTATAAATAGTTTATGGCTGCTAAAGACTTAATTAATTTAGGAACAACTCCAGATTCTGGTACAGGTGATTCTGCTCGTAGAGGCGGAATGAAAATCAATAACCTGTTCGCAGATATCTATTCAAACTTTGGTGATAACCCTATAGGTAATGATCCAAACAGTGCTTTTTATGGTTATAGAAGACCATTTCAAGATTATGAATATAAAGTAGGTGAATTACATCCTGCTGGTAAGTATACAATTGTTCAGTTTAAATCTGGTGGTCCTACCACACCAAGAGACATGATTAATAATTATGGTTATGGTGTTGACAGTGAAGGCGAGTTTGTAGATTCAAACGTAGACGGTATTCCTGATATCTTTAGAGACAGTGAGTGGTACTTCTTATCGCGTGGTGAAAGAATTACAGCAGACCTCAGAGAAGTGTCTGTTGGTAGAACAGTTCATATGGTTTTACCTTTAGCTCGAGCAGGTGATGTTATTGAGATTAGAGATTCTTTTTCATCTTGGCAACATAAAAATATTTCTATATGGACTACACCTTACGAGTTCAGGAAGTCAGCTCAGATAACTGAGTGGAAATCAAACACACCAGAAGCTCAAGATTTGTATCCTGATTCTGATGCAATTGCTATAACAGATCATTTGGGTGTAAAATATTACCCTGTTTATAAAAGTATTAATTTTGCAAATACAAAATATGATTCAGATGTTGTTGACAATAGACATAAACTTAAACAAACATTTATGGCTAATGATGGTAAATCATATGTAAACTTTAGCACAGCCCAAGATAATACATTTGTGTTTACTTACCAAGGTCCAGACACAGGTTGGATATTAAGAAGAACAACTCTTATTAGTACTCAACAGATTATGAACGCTAGACAAGATAATTTTGAAGCTGGTGATTGGATTCAATGGAACAAACCTGATCTTACTGTTGGTGGTGAATTAGAGCTTCGTAATGGACAGTATATTATGCCAGTCGCTCCTTCAACCAAACAAAGTGATATTGATGACGCTGTTTCAACACCTGTGTTTCAGGTATATAGAAGAATGACTTCTTCGTTATATGACTCAGAGGCTCTTATACAAGTTAATAATTTTTTACATGATTACATTAATACAGAACAAGAAACAGCTTCAAACAGAGACACATTCAAAAGATTGAAAGCTGTGTTTGGTAGAGATTCAGATGGCGCGTTTGCTAATTCACCTGACTTGGATTCAGACGGCAGAGGAAGACCAGTTATATACAACGGTTTTGCAGACGCGTCCCCTAGCCAAGTATATAAACATGTTACTGTTGGTTCGATTGTAGACACTACTGGTAATATTATTCTTATTACTGATGAGCCTTTCCCAGGTATGGTTCAGTTATTAGTTCCAGGAGCAAGAGTAGATGATTGATAGTGATAGTCAAGTTCAAAGAGGTTTCGTACAACACCGTAGAGCTAGAATAAACGGTGTAAATGGTGAAGGTCAGCCTTTACCTGGCCAAGTACTTGAAGGCGAAATTGCAATAAACCTTGTTACAAGAAAATTGTATACAAAAAGGCAAATGTTTTTTGTAACAGAATACACTAATGTAGTTAACGTATTTGATGACCAAGCAGGTTATGTAGTTAATTTTACTGATTTAGATTTTGACTCAGATACTATTAACATTAGTTATGATATTAACGGTAATACAAAAACTCTTGTTATTGATTCAGAATCTAACATTGCATCTGTTATATCTCAATTTAAAAACGCTGCTATTGCTGAAGTAGGAGCTGCGCAAGTCACTTCAGATGCTTCAAGTGTTACTTTTTATAGAACATCAGGAACAGCTTCAATTAATTTTACTAGTGATTTTGTAAAATACATTGACTTTAATTATAAGCCAGTTTTGAGAGTTGGGCTAAACGCTTCAGTTTCGTTAGCTAGTTCAACAGCTAGTACTGTAATTGATTTCGATTTGGCGACATCAGGTTTTAGAAGAACACAGGGCAATGGTAGATTGATTGCTCATGTAGGTCCTACATTGTATCTTAAAGATTTTTCTGGACTCATTGCTTCAGGCTATAAAATTTCTCAAAGAGAGCCTAGAGATGAATACGAAATTATTGAACTTAATAACATACCTACTATCAAACCAACAGCTCCTGAAAAAGCTTTAGCGCCTGGTAATTTTTGGATTAGAAACAGAGATTCTGAATCAGGTAAGTTGTACTGGTTAGATACATCTATTACAGATGATTCAGATTTTCAGAATTCTATTAGACAGTTAGACTCAGATACCAAAATAGCAAAGAATGCTGTGGTGATTGATTCTGACGGTAATGGAAACCTTATGTATGGTGAGTGGAGAGCAATTGTTTCAACTTCACTACTTGGTTCAGGAGATGGTAACTCTTTTGAAGGAGATGTTACATTTCAAAACGATGTAACGATTGATAGTGATCTTTTAGTTAGAGGTAAGGCTCAAATTAATGGTAATCTAACTGTTGATAGCAATGCAGAGTTTAATGGAACAGTTCATATAGATAGTGATTTAATTGTAGACGGTAATGCTACGCTACACGGTAATGCTACGCTACATGGAAATCTTACATTTGATAACCACACGTTTGATGACACAAATAAATTTACTGTTAAAAATGTAAGCGGTACGGTAGTTATTTCAGGATACTTATTACATACAGCAAGTGACGTACCAGCGCCAGGAAATAACTAAGGGGGTTTAAAATGAGTAGACCTCTCAGAATAGATGGTACAGCTGGTTTAATTGAAATGTCAGATGCCGACCTAGATAGACTTTGTTACTATCTAAGAGTGGCATATTCTACACAACTTAATTCAAATGGCCAAGGAAGTATTAACGTTGGTGGTTCTGGCACTAACATTGGTTCCGCTTCTGATACAAGCCGCACACAAAATGTCAACACAGGAAGTAATTACCAACCATACCCAGGTACTGGTACTGAAACAGATGCCTCGTTTACATATTATCAAAACAGAAACATTCCTTCTTCGCCATCTAGTTCAATTTTAGATAGTCAAGGTTTTGTTGTTATTGATGGTGTTTCAGGTGTCATAAGTAGCAGTGAATCTCAAATAACATCGACAATTATATCTCAAACAATAGCTGATATGAGAACAGGAGATGAAGTAGGTACGTATAGAATTTCTACTACTAATCCAGGTAATGGTACATGGGTTAATAAAGGTACATGGTTTACTGATACAACTTACAACAGTTCTACTACTTATTACCTTTGGTTGAAAACAGGACACAGCTCTATACCTGGTTCTAATGTTTACCCTTTAACTGTAGATGGAACATCAGGTTTAAAAGAAATAGATATAATTTCTTCTAGTAATTTAATTCAAAATATTTTATTACCAATTCTCACAAGAAACATGTCTAACGATTTGTATTATCAAATAAGTACATCTTTAGGTACGATAAACAGAGGTACATTTCTTGACACAAGGTTAGATAGTACTTCTAACACTCAAAGCAACCCTCCTGTTGGTACAGACCCAGGTGGGTCTGATGTGTATAGATCTTTCAGTACACCTTCGGGTAGCAGTGTATCTTTCCAAAACTATTACTTAATTCTTTAAAGGTATTATATTATGAACATAAGCAATTGCATTTTTATTAATTCATTTGACGATGAAATTAAAACATTAAAAGTAACTTACGAAGATAATAAAGTAGAAATTATTACTTTGAATTTAGACGATCCTAAAGTTTCAGAAATTGTAAAAATATCTGGTGGTATTGAGGCTATTGAATCTAATACCAGAAAATACAATATTTGGATGGAAAAAGAAGATGCGCTATATAAAAAATTCAAAAAACATATGGAAATATCTGACGATTTAAGTTTTATGTTTTTGAAGGAATTTGATCAAGAAACATTATTCAATGTTAAGATTATGTTGTTTGAATTGCCTGAAGTTGAAAACTGCAATGATCGCGAGTTGAAGAAAAAACTAAGAACAGCTAATAACTTAATAGATATTATTGGCATTTATTATCTTATGAAAAAC